CAGCCCTCTTCTTTCAGACCAACCTTACGAAAATCTGATGGAACTCATTATGCCCTATAAAATTCGGCCTGCAGCCTTCCGTTCCGACTTAGGAATGTATTCTAAGTTAGAATTCGGGTCGTCTGCAGGCTTTCTTTTATTTGGTCGTAATAAGAACTATCGGGTGATTGCGGTTATGATGCTCAGGAAGCAGCAAACGCTGTTTTCTGCGCAGATTAGCTACAATCATTTCGTTCGGAACTACTGGTCTTTAAGTTGAGAACTGGTGCCTCGACCATTTCATCTGAGATGGTCGACTTTGCGAAAAGGAGGATCGACTATGCCAAGTATGTATTACCCATTGCCGCCGAAAATGGCGAGAATGGAAATACACAATCCTGGCTACGATATATTGTCGTTCAACCTTGGACTTTGGTCCCCCGGGTATATACAGTCGTATAAACCTGAATCAGAGAGACGCGTAAAGCCTAAAGATCTAATAGGTAACTTAACTGCATGGGGTGGTCACAGTAGGCAAACGAGCCTTCGGGCTCCTGTCTCTTGGGATACCCCACCAGATACCTATGGTTCATTTGTTAGGTACATCGATATTGACCCTCAGTGGTACGCATCCAACGGTAACGTTGGGTTAAACTTAGATCCTGATTGGCAAACGAAGTTACGTTTGGCAATCAAGGATCAAAAGGTTAACCTGGCGCAAACGATGGCTGAGTATCCTCAGGCTCAAAGGATGTTCGCTAACAATGCAACCACGATCGCTAAGACCTTACGCTTCCTCAAGCGGGGGGATCTTCCTAATGTCTTTAAGACTTTAGGAATTCCCCGTAAACAACTCCGTGGCACCATATCCAACCGTTGGTTGGAATTACAGTATGGGTGGATGCCCCTTTTGTCTGACCTTCATGGGTCAGTCGAGGAGCTCCAGGCCGGCTTAACAAGGCAACAAACTAGGAAAGTGACTGTTCGGGTATCAGCTGAAGAGAATCGTAAGACTCTCGGAGGCTATGTACCGCAGATACAGAAAGATTCCTATATTGAAGCCTATGGTAAGAAGACCGTCAAGGTGGTTGCTTATCTGCGGCAAGAAAGTCTTGCCGCTTCTCGCTTGGGTTTCACGAATCCCATTAACTTAGCTTGGGAACTTTTACCGTATTCCTTTGTTATCGATTGGTTTATTCCTATCGGTAACTGGCTTAACAGCCTGGATGCAGGTATTGGTTTTCAAGGGGTTACTGGGACCGTGACAACTAAGGTGAAGTATATTTCTACGAACCAATATGGTGGTCAGTACTGGATGTATCAGTCGTACGGGAGGTCGTTGTTATACGACATCCCAGACGCTCCGTTACCTTCATACAAACCATCAGTTGGGGTTGTAAAAGTAGCCAACGCCTTAGCCTTGCTATCTCAACTGAAGAGATAGTTATCCTTTGAAGTTTGATACTCCATTAGGAGCACTCTGTGAGTGAAGTTACAAATTTCTCCGTGAATAACGGAGCTGACACGCCTGTGTCAATCACGTTCAAGCCCGAGCAAGTCTCGAGCGGGAGCGCTGTCTTCCGGGATGATTCGTCTGGATCGTTTGTCCTTATGCCTAGGCTTAAGGTTCAAACAACCCTTTCGAACGCAAACCGACCCACTAATAGGACAAGTGTGAACTTGACCTATCCAGTGAAGAAGACGGTCGATGGGGTCGACGTAGTTGACTACGTCAATCGCGCCGACTTCAGTGTTGCCTTTCACGAACGTACCCCGTTGGCGGTTCGCAAGGACATCCTTGCGATTCTTACCAACGCGTTGCTCGGTGCTGGGCCCATTAAGGACGCCATCATCGAGGTCTCTCCAGCCTGGGGTTAGTTAGTGTCTGATGTTGACCGGGGCTCTACCGAGAAATCGGATGAGCGTCGGCCATTAAAACCTAGACGTCGAGCAGACAGTTGGTTGCAATTTGCAACCATTCTGACTATCGCTATCCAGGTTATCATCACTACCTACCCTGAGGTATGCGGCTCCTTACGGGGCTTCATACCATCGTCTGTGCATAAATAACACAGATAGTCTGAGGTGACACGGTACGCTTAACTGGCGGGAACGTCCCGCTTCGTGAACTACTACCTATGAGGAGTAGTGTTCTATGAACGTCATAGAACGTAAGGCTTACTTGAAGTTAACTGAATCGATAGGGACGCCAGTTGCTCTTTCGTGTTGGATGCTAGCTCAATATGGGGAATGGGATCAGTTGGTTGAAAAATCAATTGACCCCCTCCATTATAATGATGCTAATTCCTTCGCGGATGATTATCTGGTGGTGTCTGTCCTTCGGAAGAACCAACGTTTGCCGACTTCTTTCGATAGAAAGAAGAACGCTTACGAGAAGTTCTTTGATTCAGAACGCGTCTGTGCAGAAACAAATAAGCGAATCCGCGGATTTGTTAATGGTACCATTTCGGTACCACCAGAGATTTCCCTGGTTCTCGAAAGAGCCCAGGCCATCATCTGGCAAATCCTGGGGCCTTTAACAGCCCCGAAGTTACAATATGCGGAATCAAATATGCGTTTCGGCCCAGGAGCGACCACATCTGTCTCCGGACGTGATGTAACACCTTCAAGAAAATTCACAAGCTCGTTGCATGTGACGCCTCGTTTGTATCCTTTTTGGCGTGCACTTGTTCCACGTCTGTGGAGAAGTGCAATCACCGACGTAACTTTTCGGTGTGCGTCGAAGGTTACATGTGTTCCCAAAGATGCTAAAACTGATAGAATTATTGCTATCGAACCACATCTGAACATCTATTGTCAGTTGGGGATCGGAGCTCTAATTCGTCGTCAGTTGAAGCGCTTTGGTGTGGATCTTAACGATCAAACTAGGAATCAAGAGTTAGCTAAATCAGCTTCAGAAACTGGTTTAGCGACAATTGACTTATCTTCTGCTAGTGATACTGTTAGCAGGGAACTAGTCTGGTTACTTCTTCCGGTCGAATGGGCTTCCCTACTTGACCTTCCTCGTACTGAGTACGCGGAGGTTAATGGGGTTGAACATAAGCTGGAGAAGTTTTCGTCTATGGGAAATGGGTATACGTTTGAGTTGGAAAGTTTAATCTTTTTCGCTCTTGCGTATGCTTGTTCCGGTGAACGAAGTGGTACAAATGCCTATGGTGATGATATTATATTACCTCAGACAGATGCACCCGTTTTGATCCAGGCGCTAGACTTTCTCGGGTTTAGTGTCAACACTCGGAAAACCTTCCTGGCAGGAAGATTTTTCGAATCTTGCGGCATGGATTTCTTTGATGGGGTTAACGTGCGGCCTTTCTTTTGGAAAGGAGAACGGGAAGAGGTGACTATGGTTATCTATAGTCACGCAAATTCCGTCCGCAGGTATGCCCAACGTCGCTGTGGAGGTCTTGGATGTGATGTACGTTTTCTCCCTACTTGGCTTTACCTAGTTTCTAGGTTGTCAAGTGCGGATAGACGTGTTCGCATCCCAGACGGATACGGCGACGGTGGTCTCATCAGTAATTTCGATGAGGCTACACCATCTAGAGCCAGGCATCACAAAGACATGAACGGTTGGGAAGGTTATCTCTCTCCCGCTTATGTTAATGTGGGCAAGGTTCGTTCAGCTAACCCGTTAGGGTTATTACTGGCCGAGCTTTGTAGCAGACCTACGAGGGCTACTTATGGGTATGAACCTATAAGGGGCTATCAGAGGTACCGCAAACAGCTACTCCTTTTTCCGGAGTGGCCGAGCTTGGGTCCTTGGCAGTAGACAATACTGTCGAGTTCCTTTTGCCCTGCTGAAAACAGCAGGTGGAGAGACCCCTATATGATAGAGTTTTCGGGTTCCGTATACTGAACCAGTTAACAACTAAATAGAGGTTTGTCTCA